CACTAAGTTTAATACCGCTAAGCTCTAAGTCTTTAATTAAGCCTGTATTATCTAAGAGTCCATCATTATTTAATAAATGATAAGCCAGCTCATAAGTAGCTTTAGTGACTCTTACATCAACAACAGTAGAAACCAAAGAAACAAGTATACCAAGTTTAGGATCAAAATATTCACCATCTTTACGAGGATGAGCTAGTGATTGTGTTGAATCTGTAGCTACTCCGATCCAATCCAATTCATCCAACATAAATGTAGCAGTACATAGAGCTTGTTCTTTCTGAAGATCAGGAGCGTCAGTCCATGCTGCCACATCTAGTCTGTTCTCAAAATAAGTATTGGCCTCAGTTACGGTAGCATTTGAATTAACACCTTTAACTAGTGCCATGACTTACTCCTTAAGAATGGAATACAGGTAAGATACCTAATGATAACGCAGATTGTGTTTTACGTGTCCATACACCGCGTGTGCTAGCAATAACTGAAGCTGCAGTAAGTGCTTTGGTAACACCACCTTCAACAACACCCATATAATCAGCATCAGATGGGAATGCAGTTTTAGAACCATTCCAGTCGTAACCAGCAGGTGCCAATACATAACCCCAACGATTCCAAATAGAAGTTGTACCACCACCTTTATATTTGTTAGCATCACGGTAAACTTCAGTTGCATCAGGAACCATTAATTGTTCCATAGCGATTGCGCCAGGCAATACGATGAATGAAGTTTTGGTACCAACTACGTCAATACCAGCACCGCCATTGATTTTAGCTAATTCAGCAGAGGACAATGATTGGTTAGCACGTGTAGTGATTAAACGGAATTTGCCATTAAAGATTGTGTTAAAGTTAATATTACCATCAACAACAGTTGTTTCATCAACGAAGTTTGCACTACGGAATGAAGCCAAAGTTTCAGGAGACACAACTAAGTATGCCCACTCTGGTTCATAATCTTTAAATGCCATACCAAATGCATTCAAGAAGCCTTCAGCACGTGAAGCACCTTGATACGCATAGTTAGTAGCACCAGCAGGTGAAATACCATTGCCAGTTACAATTTTGTTTGCGCCTAAGTCAGCATAGAAGCCAAAAGCTTTATCTGCAGGGTCATTAGTAAATGTTTGACCGCCAAGACCAGTTACACCTGAACCAGTAGCAGCGCCATTCAACAATTCAGAAACAGCAACGCCTTTCAATACAGATAGAATAGCATTGTGTTCGTCTTGAGCGCGGGTTTCGCCGAAGTCACGACCAATTTTAGCTAAACCGTCTTGTTGTGTTACAATTTGTTGCATGTTTACTTTTTCAGCACCATGCGTACGAACTGTTTTAATGTATGTACTGTAGTCAGTATCATAGTTTGTTTTAGTACCATCGGTAGCATCAGTTAGTGACGCAACGTTAATGGTTGGATTTAATGGTTTCATCCAACGCATTTGACCAATAAAGGTTTCTGTGCTGGTATCAATTTGTGGGTTAGAAGAAGTAATGCCTGTACCAGATAATTTCTTAGCATTGGTATAAGCTTCGTCGCTATAAGCGCCAATAGCTTCTTGTAACACATAGTTATTCGTTAGACCTGAAGGTCCAATCGGGAGAGTTGTAACTGAAGCACCCATTTTTTATTTTTCCTTAAAATAATTATTTCCTGCGAAGTGAGCCTTCGGCAGCACGTTTAAGTACTTCCTCTTGAGATAGACTGAATAAAGATTTATTCGATGTATCTTGAGTAGTACCACTAGAACTTGTTTGACCAGCCCCTGTCGATACTTTTGGTTTGAATAAGAAAGCGTTGTTATCGTCTTCAGAAAATTGTTTAATAAAGGTTCTAAGATCAGTTCCTGATTTATGCACCCATACACCATTTTCATTTTGTACAAGTTGCGATGCCACATCCATATATGCCATATCCGCAGCTTTGTCACTTCTAAACGCATAACCACTAAGAATAGATTTAACTTCTAAGTCCCTAGCAAGTTCTATGTTACGTTTTGTTATCGTTTCCAATTTAGCATTGGCTTCCGCTAACTGAAGTTCATAAGCTTCTTTATGTTTTCCTTCTTCTTGAAGTCGTTTTAATTCAGCTTCTTTTTCTTTTTGTTCATATTCCGCTGCTTTCTTTAACGCTTCATCACGCTCTTTATAAGCGTTATCCAATTTGGATTTAATAGGTTTAAGAGCTTCCTGGATTTTCGAGTCCACATCATCCACAGGAGTAGTGGGAGTAGCAGGAGGCGGAGTAATATTATCAGTTTCTTTTTGTTCGACATTTTCGGTCATTTTAATTTCCTTTTGAGTACAACTCATTAATATACAACGGATACAATCCGTCCTATAGGATATTTATTTTTAATGTTTAGGGTTAATTTAACGGGGTCTATAATCCCTTAAGATAATTATCTATTAATATATTTCTAAGGGATAGATAATAGACTGATTAACTAAAGGGATTAAATAAAGGGGGACCGCTTTAGGGTTAATTTAACGGGGTCTCTGTAAAGAGAATCCAATCATCTGCTAGTAAGTCAGAGATTGAAGGAACCCATGTATTGCTTTTTGTAGGTTGCACTAATATAAAGAATGGCTCTACTGTACCAAACTTTCTAACAATACTGACATACATATTTTTACCATTCCAACCCGTACGTGCAAGTTTGTGACTTTCAACTATTAAATCTAATGCATGACTAAATCTCATTTGTGTTTAGCTCCGCATACAGTACATGTAAACCCTTTCTTTTGATCGGGATTCATTACTCTCATGCCTTTACCGTGAAGTTTATCTTGATTTTCATGCTGACATGTACATCTTTTAATTTCTGCGTTCATATTTATCCTATACCGTAAAATCCCCAATCATCCTCAAATTTAGTAGGATCAGGAATATCGCTTAATACATCTTTCTTTGTTAAGATGTCTGCTTCTGTTAATGTTTTACCACCGACAACTGACTTACCAGCTATAGGTATTAAGCCTTTGTCAATAGCTTCTTCCAAGTATTGATCATATAATTCTTTAGGAAAACCTCTAGCTAACATTTCATCAAGCGTAACCTTTACAGGGTCCTTATCTAATACATTAGCGTATAATTTTCTTATACCCTTCCGGGCTTCCAACATATCGGCTGCATTGGCGAAAAACGCATCGTGAATGGTTGACGTGGCAATTGAATTGTCTCGTCCCCAGAGATGAAAATTTTTGACCAACGTGGCGTCGTTTGAGTGATTCCCGTTAACGGCATAAGCTGTTCGTGCTTTAGTTGCGTCTGCAATGTCATTTATTTTTCCTTCAGCGTTTACTACTTGTTCCCACCAAGTGGCTTCTGTTTTCTGTTGCACTTGAACTAAATTATTAACCCAATTACCATCTTTATCTTTGTAAACTAATCTCTCTTCAAATGACTGAGTGAAATTTTGTTCAATAATTTTGCCATCAAAATTAACCCATGGCACGTTGGTCCATGATTTAGGTAGTTTATTAGCATAAAATACTTCAAACCCTTTTGCAATAGTTACTTTTTCAACAGGTTCTATTTTAAATATTTTAAATCCAGTACGTCTATTATCAGGCGCTTTTACACCATAAATCAAATCGGCTAAATTACCGTCTGGTCGCCAACCATTAAATCTCCTAAAAAACTTTTCAGATAATGGTTCTCCAGCTTTCAATCCTAATATTTCACTAATTCTATCAGGTAATACATAGCCTTTTTCACGAGTACCTAGCGCACCTGTTGCGCCTATTGATTTCCAGCTAATCGCAGATTCTGCGGGTTTTGCATTAATCAAATAATCTTCAGCAAGTCTACCAAAGAATCGTGTAAAATCTTTTAAAATAGGAACTTGTTCACTTAAATGTTCAGACATTAATTTAGCTATAGCTTGAAAGTCTTTAGGCGTAACAACCATATCATAGCTATGAGTCATCTTTTCAACAAGGTCTTTAGTAGCAGGATCTAAGAAATAAAGTTGTTCCATTATTTCATCACCGGGATCTAAGCCTTTGTTAAATATATCTTTAACGTCTTCCCTTAATTGTTTAAGTTGCGCTGTTGTTTCAGGATCAAACTTCTCATATCTAGCTGCACGAGCAGAAATTTCATTCAATACTTTATCACGATCACTAGCTTTTACAACTAACGTTCCTGCGTCTTTTCCAAGTACTTTTGCAAGTTTACCTTCAACATTAAGAATTCCAGTTCTTTCTCCAGCACCATAAAACGTAACCATATTTTGAGCTTTTGCAGCTTTACGTAAATCTTTTTCATTTAAGCCTAATCTTTCATTTAATACTTTAAAGCGTGGATCATTGAATGTTGCTGCTGCAATCTCATCATATAGCCGTCTTTTCTGATTTGTCGGTACAACATTGGATAACGATGCTAAC